CCAGCTCCATCTTCCGCAGCGCGGTCGTTGGTAGAGCAGAGAGTAGCCTCAATGTCACGTTTTAGTTCACGGATTGCCTTTGCTTCGGCTTGAGCTACCTTAGCAGGTCCAACGGAGTCAACAGCTTCCTGTAGGTCGGAAACCATGAAATCACGGCGGAACTTCTGAACGTAGTTGCCTAGACGTGCGCGACCACTGAATTGGTCGGTGAACGTAGTAACGTCAGCTCCTTCAGCTATACCAGCAGTGCTGGGAGATGAAAGGCTGTCTACGGTCCACTCAACGAATGTAGCATTTGCACGTGATTTTGATGCAGATGAAAGTACGGGAGTTTCTTCAGGGGCCAAGATGGTCAAAACGTCCATCAGGTCCTCGCGATTGGAAACAGCCGAACCAGGATTTGTTGTGTCGAATGTATCTGAGAATGCCATTTTTCTATTTTCTAGATAATTGTTTGGTTCTTAATGAAATAAAGTCATCTTTTCTGCCGCTTTGTTTGAAGCGTGAAGATAAGTCTTTTAGCACTTTAGATGATTTTCTTTCCCCTCTTTCTGACATAGCAGAAGAAGGAACAGAACTTTTAGGAGGACTAATCTTGGGCTTACTTCCTGATTGAACAGGTGTGCTAGGTATTGCTTTACGAGCGTATATATTATCTACTCCATGAGCAATAATATACGGAAGTTCAGCACCAAGCACAGGGTACTTCTTGTACACGCTTTGCAAATCTTTATTTGCAGCAATGCTAAGAAATGCCTTACGTGTTTCATTATCTTCTTCGTTCAACCATTCAAATTCTTTACGTGCTTTTGCACCAAGCTCTTTTTTAAGAGTCTCAGCACTTTCAGCCCTTTGAACTTTTTTAAGTTGATCGGGAAGATAAAGATCCCTAGATTTACGAGCATTCTTCAAAGCAGATCTTACCTCTGCTTTAGTCATTTTCTTGCCATCTAGCTCAGTAACATCGTCATGAGCAGAGTAATCGTCTGATTCAAATAAAACATCTTCAGCCCATTCGATAATATCACTTATCTCCTTAGCTTTTTCTTGTAATGACTTAATATCCTGAACATCGTCAAACGGATTGTCTTGGACATCTTCCGCTTCCTGTTTCAAAGGATCTTGTTGTAATGATTGTTTTACTCTATCAAGCTCTTCCTCTGCTGCTTTGCGTTTAGCCGTAAGTTCGCCAAAGCGAGCTACAGCCCTACTACCAAGCTTTTCAGCAAGATCTTTAAGCTCATCCTCAGATAAATCATCTAAGTTGTACTGTGAAAGAACATCTTCAGTTTCTTCTTCGGAAGGTTCACTCTCAGTTTCCTGAATAGCTTCTTCCTCGGATTCAACCGCCTCTTCTAAAACTTCCTCCTCTTGAGACTCCTGTTCTTCAACCTGTTCGGTTTCAGCTTCAGGTTTCTCTCCTTGAAGACGTTCTAAGCGTTGGAGGGCAAACTCCTGCGCTGTTATATTTTCCACTGATTTTTGTTCGGATTCAGCGTCAACCGAGATAACTTCGTTAGACATAATTGTTTCCACTCCTTAACGCCGAGCGATGGCGAAGTCTAATTATAGCACACTTTTTTTGTGCTACAGGATAGATGAAAATTTCTTTTGTATTCCCTGCCAATCAGTCATTTGAAGGATCTGATCGTAAGTAATTATCTGTCCCGAAATTTGTTGAAGCTTTTCTACGTCAGCTTCGTGCATATCAGCTATGCACTCTTCTCTAAGATCATTAATAAGTTTAATGAATCTTGCAAAATGTTCGTAATGGGATAAGGTATTTAGGTCGTCTTCTATGTTCATCGTGCTGCGGATCGCATCATATCTACTAGTCTTTTAGATCTATTCCCCACCTGATTGTACCATTTGCTGTCTATCATTTCATCAGCAGCCTTATTATAGTCACCTTTTAACAAGGCTTTCCTCATTTCTACAAATTTATTTAGTTTAGTTAAGCCTAAATTAAATGCCATATCTACTAGAACTTTTTGGACCACTGGTGGTTGTCTGCCAGCCTTAGGCAAAAAAGAATTAGCATCATTAGCTGCTTGCTTAATAGACTCGTTATACAGCAACTTTATTTCTTTATCGGAAAGAGTTTTCTTTCCAGAAAGCATATCCTGAACATTAAGCCCTAACGCCTCTGCCTTTTTACGATTAGAAGGCTCATCTAAGTTAAACCCAATGCCTATAGTACGCTTACCCTTAGTGTCCTTATACACGCTAGGTTCTATGCTTTCATGCAAAGCTATTTGCTCGTACAATTCTTGATTAAACTTATTCCTAGCTCTCCTGCGAGCGTACTCAAGTGTTGATTTGTTATCAAGCATTACTGCTCCATGCCTTGAGTCTGCATTTGCCCCATTTGGGCTGGCTGTGTGCCAATTCTACCTATTTGCGCGTTTTGCGCTTGTTGTATAGCGAACTGATACTGTCCAGCGTATTTTTGAAGACGAGCAGCAAAAGCCTCATCTTCTTCCAAACGTTGCTGGATATCAGGTTGCTGACTATACTGCTGAATAACTTGCAAAGCTGCTTGAGCGCCTGATGGGCGCGCTGGAACTTCGATCCCCGAATAAATTTTCGATAAGTCATCTGTAATATCTTTAATTAGTTTTTCCTGTGCAACTTCAACAGGTTCAAGAACCCCATCAGCTAACACTGGATCAACAGAACCCGCTATTAATGTTAGCAAGTTGTCTACATTTATCCTCCCATTACGATCTAGTTGCAGGAGGGAAACCATTTGATTTAGTTTATTTTCTTGTTTTTCTGGGTCCGTGTTGAGCACATCGTAGCTAATTGTAACATCGAAGTTCTCATCAGCGTTCCCTTTGTTAAACATTTGTGGGTCAGGCACACCTGTAACCCTAAAGAATATTTGGTCAGGCCCGAACCTTTGGAAGCAACGGTAACATTGGGAAATAACCTCAGCACAATGACTAAGGAACTTATCTACCAAGAACTGCTTCCTGATCTGCGAGATTGGAGATGCTTCATCTAAGCCAACAAGACGGTCTGCTTGCTGTTCCATAGTTTTCTCCATTTCAAGAGAACCCTGATTGTACGTAGGAGTAGGCCCGTAATCTATATCACCTTTGCGACGATAAGGAACGTACCTTCCTGGACCCCAGTCTGTAGGAGCTTGTCCCACTGGGTGCAAAATCGGAGGAACGGTAGCAAGGCTATTTCTGTCAATACGGCTGTCTCTCTCTATTTTTACTTGTTGTTGTATCCCCTTGAGTAGATTAGGGACAGTCATCGTATCGTACAACCGCTTGCTATCTTCAGACAATCTAGTAACGACCACTGGGTAGTCCTCGTAGCCGTTAAGCAACTCAAACTTCGCGTACCCAGGTACATCACCATTGCCACTGAACTCCTTGTGGAATACTGTGCAGTATATCCCCTCAGAGCCGTCCTCCTTGTCAATTAGACGTTGAAACCCGTAAACTAGCTCTATCAACTCTTCAGCCTCGTAAGCGTTGTCAGTAAGGCTCAAAGAGCGCCGTCCCTCCTGCTCCCTTTCTATAGAGTCTATATTTACACCTCGGTATCTATCTATGACCAAATCGACAAAAGCTTCATCCCAACCATCAGTCACAACTTTATTCTCTAGTTCCTGTGGCGTGTAGTAAGTCTTCCAAAAACAATACGGTGCTCGTTGTGGATCTGTAACATACGGGGGAAAAATAAAATCTCCATCAGGAGCTAGTGTCTTTACCTCTGGTGCATTTACCTGACGACGAACAACTGGCAACTCAGCAGATCCAACGTCTGCTAGTTCAGCCAGTGCTTTCTTTGCCCTTTTAACTGTAACTCCATCAAAGCTTCTTTGCAACAAAGCAATTACTTGATCTTCATTCTGACCATCAGAAATCAACTGTGCTAACTCTGGATTAGCTTGGGCTATTTGATTGAAATCTAATCTCTGAAGGAACTTCCTGTCTTCTGAGTGCCATCCTACATAGCTGATAAGAACTCCACGTTCTAGCAAATAATTAGCTCCTAGTTCCATCTCCCGATTAAAACGAGATATGTACCCAGAAGAAATCATCCATTTAAGAAAGTTAGAAACTACCTTAGCTCTAGCTACATCTTGTACCTCTACTGGAAAAGCCCTAATGTTCGCTCTGTTAAGAGACGCCATAAACAAAGAAACAAGGCGAGTAATTCTCTCGTCAATAACATGAGCCTCCATGTCAGAAGCACCCTCCCAGGGGAAAGCATCTGCACCATGCTTACGGAGATCTCTACTTTTCCCAGGCCAAAAATTTCTACGATCATCGTAACTTTCTCTGCACAAATCAAAGTACGCCTCTAGTTCAACCACTGATTGGTCATAGGCGTACCGAAGAGACTCGATGTCTGGTTCAGCACTAACGTATGTTAGTGACTCTGAAACTGAATCACTTTGCATAAAATCTTAGTTTAATATCTTCTAGAAGGTGGTTTATGTACCACTTATGTACACCTATTCTATCACACAATTCTGATGGGGTTATATTTTCTTGGTCAATGCCTTTAACATGACGCACGAATATTTCCCAAGCAAGCAACCTATCTACTTGCTCTTCTATGAAATCAGGATCTAAAACCATTTCATGCAACGTATCTGTAGCTTCTTCCTCTAACATCTTCTATCATTTCTATAGTTATTGTCTTGCCCTTCATTTTGTTTCTGTACCTTCTAGGAACAACAACTGGAACCCTCATGCTGATTTCTTTTATGTAAGCAAAAACATAGCTAGGATTAGGAGCTTCTGAAGTTACCCTTCCTTTGTAATGCTTAGGAACAATCTCTTGTACGTACATACAATCAATCAAAATCTTTTGACCCTCTTCATCCACCCAGGTATTTTTGCCTTTACCAGTAATCATTTCAGAAGATAGTTTGTTTTTAGCTAACTCAAAGAATTCATCAAAATCCTTACAAAACTGAGAAGCTAGTTTACTTAGTCTTACTTTAGCCATAATTAGTATCCCGCTCCTATACGGGTAGTCATCAAACTTCTAGCCAGCACATGGTCTGGACCATCTCCACCATTCGCCATTCGCAAGTAACGGATAATGTCGAAGAAGTCCTTCAGTGGTTCATCTGCTTTTCCAGAAGCGTTATAGTTAATCAAAGAGTCTATTAGGTTTCCGCAGTCCTCGTGAATGTAGCACCTAGGGCGATTAGCGGAATCTATCGGAACATTCGGGTTGTAGCTAAACCACTCATCTATCGCACTAATGCCTATCTCTTCCATCCTGCCATCAGACGGAATAAAAGTCATGCCACAATCATCGAACTCCATAAACAAGTCATCGTTATCAGAATTTTCCTTAGCAAAGTACCTGCTATCCCCTATACGTTCAAATACTTTTATCCCAATCTCATCCTCTATATCATCAAACAAGTCTGCGTATCCTTGTACGTTGTACCCTATCTTCTTCGATGCTGGACCATAACGCCACTTAGGATCGCCAAATACTGCCCACTCTCCGTAATAGTTCTTGTCAGGCCACTCCCTACGAATGTACACATCCCCCTTTTCATTAACTCCTGCCCATATTGCTACGTAATTCCTAGCACCTGCTGGATCAACCACCTGATAGCAGGTGTACTCGTATTCATCAGATATATCTGGGAACACCATCCCGTACTTATTTGGCTTATCGCTTAGTACATTTACCTCAGTGTTGAACAGGGGCAACAAAGAAGTCATGCTCTTTACAGGTATCCCGTAAGCACGAACTAGTATCTCTTCCTCTGGTCTGCCTCTAAGATCCTTAGCGATACGCTCGTAGCCACCAAAAGGGTTTTCATCTGAGTGCATATATACGACTGATGCATCCCTGGATGGGCTGTACTGCTTAATAGGCACTTCCTTGTCTATCAGCACACCATGACGAGTCTGTAGCGTTTCTACGTCCTTTAGGTACTCTGCCACAAAGGGTGTATAGCCATCAATCGGAGTAAAGCCTACACCCATCTTAGCATCCCTAGTAGCCAGTCGGAACCTAAGGGTATTTACCAATGAAGCATCCCCGAGGTACTCATCTAGCCAAGCACCCATATTTAAGCCCTTAGCATCAGGGAATCCGAACTCGAATCCCTCAAGTATAGTCTGGTTATTGCTAAACTGAGTGTACGTCTTGAAATCTACACGGGTACGGGTATCAGGAAA